TACCAAGAATCAGTATCTGTTAGATAGTGATTTACTCTGTATCCTTCAGGGATCATTCCCATGTTCTTAAGAGCATTGATATCATTATCAGCTGTACCAACTCTACCTTGAGATTTTAACAATCTCTCAGCATTGAATTGATTTTCAGAAGGAACGATCATTTTCATTCCTCTAGCTGCGATTTTAAGACCTCTTTCATCAGTTAGTGCTGCAATGTCAATCATTGCTTGCTCTAACGATGTTTCGTTAAGGTCTGCTTGTGTACTTAGTGTGTTTGAGAAAGTTCCAGCGATAGTTGGGTGTGCTGTATTGAACAAAGAAACTGCATCCCCAGAATCATAGTTATCTGTAGTAGGTAACCCTTGATTAAGTGGTGTAGCAGCTTTGATCTGTTTAGCATTTGCCATCGATCTCGCTAGCGCTTTTGTATAACGAGACGATAGTCTGTCATACAGGTTGTCTTCCATTGCTTCTTCAGTTAAAGCGAATGCAAGAGCCACTGTTTCGTTAGTGTATCTTGCAGTAAATGTTTCTTGTGCGTTGTCAAATGCAACAGCTGAACCCTCAGGTTTAACATATGCATTAGCAAAGCCAGATAACATTACTTCTTCTTCAAAAGCTCTGTCAGATGATTCAGTAACATAAATTTCTTTATGCTCTTGATCATATCTTTTGTACTCCAGGCCGAATAGTGCATTCAAACCTGGCTCTAGTTCTTTAACTAGTTGTTGTCGTGATATAGCCATAATTTATATACTCCTATTAAGCTGCACCAGCCGAACCGGGACCAAATAAATGTTCGCACACAGTAACACGCCAATTTACATTAGCTGCTGTGATGTCGTTATTTTTTGGATCTCGAGAAAGACCGATTATTTTAAATTGTTCAGGACCTGTGCCGATGTCTGAATCGTCAAGTTCCATTGAACTAACCCCGTTTAAAGTACTACCACCAGTGCCCACTAAGTCTGCACATTTAAAAATGTCAGTTACTGCGGATGCGCCAGCGTTGTCAGATTGTATTTCATACTCCTGCATAGGACTGTCATAAACAAATGCTTCGACAGCACCACTGCTAGGCGGCGTGATTGAACCTGGATAGTAATTTTTGAACGTAGGTTTTAAGGTTGTTGGATCAACATAGAATGTTCCCCAGAAAGCTCCTAAATTAAGAACTAACGCAGCGGTTTGCAAATCTATATAACCTGTTCCTGTAGCAGGCGAACCTACTAAAGAACCTTGATATATAACACTTGTATCACCCGGCGAGATCTTATGAGAACTCATTCCAGTGGAATCATCTTGTGCTCCAAACGTCTTTAACGGTCTAAGACCGAAAGCGGCGTCTTGATTAGCCATAGTTGTTTCCTCCGTTGTCACCTGTCCCTAAGGACCTCCAGTGACGGTTAATAAAATTCGTTGATTAGTATTTGTTAAAAAACTCCTACTTACCACCGAAAGATTTGCTAGAGCGTCTATCAACTGTGATAGGCATGCTCGGGTGCTGATCCTTCAGTAGATCGGTTTTGAGAGCATCGTCTCGTTCTTTAGCTTTGTCGCTATAGTACTTCTGACGTGCTTCGGCGATCTCATTCGGTATTCTGGCCAGCAACAGACCTCCAACTCCGATCACTCCCTTATGTTTGCCGTTTTGTACGACTGGATAACCTGTGTCTTTGTACTCTGACGCCATAACCAAAACATATCCTGATCTTAATTTACCAGCAATATTTTTAGTGTCATCAAAGCCAAGACTTTCAGCTCTTACCCATCTATGTCGAAATCCATCCGGCGCAGGTGGTGCATCTAAAGATGAGGGTGGTGTCCATTCAACAGGTCGCTTTGTAGCTTCCCTTGTTTCGGACGCGCGAGGGTCTTTTTTAACCTCTTCTGTAACTTTTTTAGTTTCAGTTTTAGTTTTTTTCATATGCATTACTCCTCTATTACGTTTAATTGTTTAGCATATTCTTCAAGTGGCACATTCAGTTTTTTAGCAATTGCTACTTGTGACGATGTGAGTTTCACAGTTTTGCGACCAGTACCTCTATTAACGTTTCGCGTAGCTGATGCTACAGTTTGTGTAGGTTTAGTCGTTTGTTCTGTTACATTACCAAATTTATGGGGGAATTCAAGTTTTATTCTTCTATCTAATTCTCCATAATAATCCTCAGATTGAGGGTCATAACCTTCCTCTTCAACCAATTTTTTGTGCATATCAAACGCTGTGTAAGTCATGGCATTATCGCTGCCAAACCACTTGTTTTTCCCTGCCCATTCAGTTGCTCTCGCATCTGGAACTGGTCTTCGAGTCTGTTCTTGTTGAATATTTGTTTGTTGATTTAATTCACGCTTCTCTTCTTTAGGTTTTTTGGCTGCTTGATTAATCTTCATTTCAGCCAATCTTGCTTCTTCATAGCCGAGTTTAGCAATTTCTTTTTGTGCATCAACTTCTTCATTGATGTTCCCAGCTTCTCTAGCAGTCGTTAATTTTCCCTTGGCTGCTTCAAGACCTGAAGTGATACGATTTTCCATTTCAGATACATATCCAGTATCTAATTTAGTTAATCTTTCTTCTAGAGATTTTTTATCACTCATAACTGTACGAGCATAACGTGTTGCTTCATCTCTTTGACGTTCAGATTCACGCATACGTTTAGTAAGTTTGGCGATTCTTTTTTTAACGCCTTCCCCATACTCGTCAATTTCTTTTTCTTTTCCTTCTTCTTTAGGTTTTTCTTCTTGTATAAGTTCCTTAGTTTCTGTTTCTTGTTTGGGTGCTTCTTCTTTTACTTCTACTTCACCTTCCGGTTTAACTTCAGGAACAGCTACGTCTTGTGCTCCTTCTTTAACCGGTTCTTCAGGTAATGTAACTTCCGCACCAGGTCCATCTGATGGCAAGTCTATTATCTTATCTTTTTCTTTTTCTACGTCTGGCATAGTTCCTCCCTATGGTTAATATTCATGCAAGATATCCTCTGGATTCTTGATGGTTGCTAAAACTTCATCGTCGTTTAGCAGACGAACTTCGCCACCTTCTATTTTTATTCTAGAGCCCGCATAACGTGCAAACATTACCCAGTCTCCTACTTTACACCATGGCCCATTAGGAAATCTTTCCTTATCTTGATAGGCATGGGGTCCTACTGCTAGAACATTTCCACATTGAGAAGCAACCTGTTGTCGCTCTAATGTATCTTGTCCCATGAGGATTCCACCTTTTGTTTTTTCCTTCATTTTAAAAGGTAAAATTAATATTCTCCAACCAGTTGGTTGAGGTAATTTTTGAGATTCGTGTGTGACTTCTTTGGATTTTTTTACACCAATAAGATTATTGTTTGGTGTTAATATCGATGACTGTTCCTGTGTTTTCATTATCTTCTGGCTCCTTATTTGTCAGCAGGGTAGAGATTTCCTGTAAAATGGCTTCGTAAGCACGAAGCTGTCCTACCATATATTGGTATTTTTCGTAATTGTCAACCTGTCCATTTAACAGAAAGGTCTGCACATTTTTTTGTGTTTCTTCAACTTGTCTTTTTAGTTTGTAAATTAAATTTACGCCGTCCATTATGATTTTGTAAAAGCTCTACCTAATCCTCTAAGAGCTGCTCCTCCACCTTTAAAGCTTCTTACCGGTACCCCTCCACTAGGATAACCAAATCTATTATTTCCTAAAACTGGTTTGTATCCAGCAGCATGACTCAGGCCACCATTGGCTAAACCAATACGACCACCGTCAGCGGCTTGTTTTCTTTCCTTACCCATTTTCTTAAATGTCTTAGCTAGGTTATATCTTTTAGAACCTGGCGGACAGGATTTGCTACCAAATTTTTTACCTGTACAAGGTTTATCTTTCCGCATATTCTTTGTTGCTTTCTGAATCCATCTATCATCACTACCATCTTTATATCCTTTACGGACTTTAGTAGCTCCGGGTTTCTTTGCTGTACTTCTAAAAAATTCTGGCATTATTCCTCTTCCTTACTACATACACATTTTCGTTTAAAAAATCCACCTTTTCTTTTAGAACATGTACCACATTTAACACCAAAAATTTTATCTATTAATTTTGTCATTTTTTACCGTTTCTAAAAATTTGTGTCCCCTTTATACCAAAAATGCTGGCGCAGACAAGGATCCATAAATTTGTAAACCATGAGGGAAGCGCCTGGAAATGTTCAAAGAACACTTTTATCTTATCCATGGCCGCCGGATCGTCCGACCAAACCCCGTAGGCCAACACAATTATGGGCAATGTGAGAATCGCTAAAACGACCTCGTCCTTATAATCTTTGTCTCTGGATTCTAAAAGTTTGCCCTGGTAAGCTTCCTCACCTCGGGCCATCTTAGCTGCGTGCATATGTTGTGCATCAGCCATAGCCATCTTTGTCTCTTGACGTTTTTTGTAAATGTGTGAACCAGCGTTGAGCGCTAGTTTAACAGCACTGAACCACATAGAATTAATACCAAGTTGCTTTAACTGGCTTTTTATCTTTTCTAAGTGCTCTAGTACCTTTCACAGTAACTGTTTGTGATTCGGTAGGATCAGTTGCTTCAATTTTTGCAGCTTGTGCATAACCATCTTTGCCAGACCAAGGGTCTTTAACAATTTTAGGTTCTTTAACGTAACCAGATCCAATTTGCCAATCTTTAGACATTAAGCTAAGCCTCCACCTCTGAATGCTTTTCCTAAACCTCTTTTAGCAATGCCAGCAGCTTTAACACGTCCACCTTTTTTAAGCTCTCCGACAATTCTTCTTTT